CCGACATAGGTTGGGCCACTTTTATTTACAGTCCAACTGCTATCGTCTGCTCCCATTGTCCAACCGTTGGAATCAAACGATGTAATGGAGTCAGGATCAGTAGTTTCTTCATCAGTATTGTTTGAGAATAATGACTCACCTGCTCCACGAATTGTGTCTTGCAAGTTGTGAAGATAAGCGTTATCTCTTGATTTGATCCATGTGAAATCTGGGGCAAACGCAAGGGAAGAAATAGATTTTGTCGCTCCTGTTCCAGTGTAGAGAGTTGTGTCGAAGTGCTTAGTAGGATCAGCGATGCTAGGGTCAGGGAGGTTGTCGGTGCAAAGTGCTAGATGATTTGACACTGGGGTATAGAAAAAATCACCTTTGCCATTAGCATCCTGTGCTGACGCAGAGCCTGATTTTGTCCCGGCGAATGAACTGTCCTGACCAAAATTTACCCACACAGTTGATCCGTCTGTGTGCCAAAAAACAGGAAGCAAATAATCGTACCCTAAAGTATTCATGTTAGTGCCTGTGTACGCTAGACTATTATTTTTATAAAACTTAATTTCTCCATCATCAAGGTTTACAGCAAAACCTAGAATGTCACCAGACGCATAGGTAGTTGAATTTACAACAGTATTTTTGGGGTATTCAATGCCACTTGATGTCCACAAATATGCTTTGTCGCCATTTGCTATAGTGGGATTTGTCGATCCAGCATTGTCCTGCATCCGTATACCATACATACCGGTTCCAGTGTCACCATAACATTCAAAATACCATTTACCTGTAGTTGGTAACTCCTGTGTAGAAGGCCAATAAACATCACCATATTGATTGTACTGCTTTAAATCTCCTTCACTAAATGTCGAAGTGCCTCCGGAATGGTTACGCCAAAGAGGATTCAGCGTAGCAAAATTATTCGTCGGGCTATCAAGTACCTGATCTGTAGCAACCAGATTAGTTGCGGAGAAGTCGTTGGTGTTACCGCTAGAGTCATCGCCTAATGCAGATGAGTCTTGGAACTTTAGGTAGAAACCGTTAGTGCCGTAACTTCCTGCGTACTTAATCGCTTGCCATTGGTTAGTGTCTGAATTAGTTTCGCCAAAGGATGCGGGTGTAAGGGCTTGGCCGTCAATTAAGTGGACTTCTGCTATATAGCCGTCAAAATACGCGCTTGATTCATCATCACCTATTCTATGCTCGTATGCTCCAGTAAAAGTTAAAGCAACATCCTGACTAATTGACGATCTTTGATCGGTAGAAAACGCTGTAACTTCCTCGCCATTAACATATAACTTTAATCTGTTAGAGGCTGAAGCCTGAGTAGTATCTGCGTGGACTACAATATGATACCAAGCAGAAGGATCACGATAAACGGCACTAGTTTGAATTGCATAAGCAGTGCTGTTGGTTGGCCCCACCTGAACATACAAAGTATCAGAACTAAATTTAATTTCTGAATAAGTTCCTGCGCTAATAACAACACCGTCAGAGAGGTTTCCTCTCTTAACCCATGCGCTAATTGTCCACTTTTTCAAACTTCCGGCAGAACCGGGAGTTCTAGTCAGTTTTGCAGAATCACCATCATCAAACCGCAACGACTGTTCTATGTCGTAGCCAGTCGCCTGACCAGATGCGCCAGCGAGTATATTATTAAAAATGGGCATTACGAATAGTTAAGAGTAGCCACCGCATGAATGTTAGATGCGTCAAGAATAACGTAATCAATTCTATCTACTGCTCCTGCTGTCGTAGTCAATGTAGGTGCAGTTCCTCCTGCAAAATCCCAATCGGTTCCCCAACTGGCAGTCCTTGATCCAGTACCGTCCTGCGTGATAAAGATACTACCGCACTGTCCTGCTGTATCATTAGAAGGATTTGCAAACGTAGCATTGTGGGCAAGCGTGACACTAAAGTTATTGCTGTCAGCCATGTCGATTGTGATAGTTGCGCCGGATGTAAGAGAAGTAATCTCTCCACGCTGTCCTGCTGTCCATGTGTTTGCAGTTCCGACTGCGGCTTTAGCATCAATCTGGGTTTGTGCGTTAGAACTAAGAGAGTTAATATACTGTAATTCAGTATTAGAAACAGTGCCATCTGCAAGTTTAGCGGCATCTATTCCGGTTGCTACCATAGCATCTTCTACAGCACTGTTAGCAATAGTTACTGCTCCAGTATTAGCCATCGTAACGTCACCGCTAAGAGAAGCGGCAGTAAATCCTGTACCATCACCAATAAGAAGTTCAGTGTTTCCTACTACTTTGTCAGACGGATCACCTGATGAGTTAGCATCTCTAACCTTGACGGTATTAGCCGCCATGTGAGCCAGTTTAGCATTGGTTATTGACTCATCTGCGGCAGATACAGCGGCCCAATCTACTCCGTTAGTAGCGGTAGAGTCGGGGGGTAAAACAAGTCCATTTGAACCAACTGGAAGTCTAGTCTCAGAGTCTACCGTATTGTAGACAAGGAGGTCACCCTTAGTTGTAAGGCGATCAGGAGCGAGAACACTTGCCATCTGCCATTCATTAGATGACGAAGAATATTTTAAATACTGGTCATTAGTTGGGGCGGTGCTTGAAACGCTTTTTCCTTGAATCTTTGTTACAGTAAACGCACCTGCATTAGTCATAGATACGTCACTAGAAGGAGCGGCGGCTGTAAAGCCAGTACCATCACCGATTAGAATCTCTCCGTTACCTACAGCCTTGTCTGAAGGAACACCGCTAGAGTTAGCATCTCGCACTTTAACTGTGTTAGCGGCCATGTTAGCCAACTCAGCATTAGCAACACCTTCATCTTTAATTGTTACCGCGCCGGAGGATACTAAGAAGTTATCAGTAGAGAATGATGCTACACCCTTGTTTGATGAGGTTGCCTCTTCTGCCGCTACCGTAAGGGTTGTGCCCGTGGCTGAGGTATCAATACCTTCACCGCCTGAAACAGTAAGACTCTCTGAATCCAGATCAATGTCAATAGTTCCACTGTCTGATATAAGGTCTAAATCCTGCGCTGTGACTTGGGAGTCAACATATGCCTTGATCGACTGTTGGGTGGCAAGTTTAACAGCCGAGTCAGATGACATATCATCTTCATCTTTGATTCCTGTTACCGTGGCTCCATCTGCCGCAATATTTACAGAACTGAACTTACCTGTAGACGCTGTAGTTGCGCCAATAGTAGTTCCATCAATAGTTCCCGCATTAATATCTACACTGTTGCTTGTCTCTGGATCAACCGCAAGAGTAATCCACGCATCATTTGCTTGGTTTCTAATCTTTAATAGGTTGTTTGTCGTGTCTAGCCACACTAATCCAGAAGACTGCGTAGCACTACCGCTAATTGTGGGCGCTGTAGCCTTTGTAATGATTACCTGAACAGCCTGATCCGGCCCAGCGTCATTAGAACCCGCGGGAAATGTTTTCTTCAGGACATTCTTAATTAAACGAAGATGATCATCGCCTTCAGATACATCATCACTTGACAGCGGGTTTGCGCTGTCTAAATTTGTAATATAATTGCCAGATTCTATGCCCATAATTTATATCCTAAAAATATCCAGAGGTATTCATCACCCTTAATTCAGAGCCAGAATGTCTATCTTTATCATCCTGTTCTTGTAAATCAGCCAAAGCCTGTCTCAATGCCCGTTCCCATACTGGGATACGTTGGTCGTTCATAAGGAAAGGTTCAGCCTGTAATAGAGTTCCGTATAAGTAAACATCAGGAGCGTTAAGTATGATCCAATTGGTTGTTGCACTATCACTTAGAGGATCAAACTTTTTATAGTAAGTCATTATATAATCGTAAGCACTATCGGGAGAAGGTCCAAAGAATATTTGGTTGCCGATTATACTGTATGCTTGAGGTTTTCCAGATGTACTTCCCGCCCAAATTCTATACAGCATTTCTGGAGTGAGATACTGTACAGCGGTAATAGGGCTTGTATCAAGATGGATTTCTCTCATCTGTACATAACCTGTAGGAAGGTCATAAGACTTCGTTCCACTTACCATAGACGTAGTTACAGTAGTTTCCATAGGTCTGATACGCAATACTCTGTTGAATATCGCTTCATTAAGTGCAATGAATTCAGGTATCCTGTCAGACAGATCATCTCTGTCTAACCAGTTAGATACAGCAGTCTGTAACGTAGAGTACGAATTAATAGCCATTAACTATTCTTGCTGTTAAACCAGACAGAGTTGTTGATAATAGGTTTCTGATCGTTGCCTGAGAATGTAGGTTGATATAACCACATAATTATACCCTCGTAGGTGTAGTCCTAAAAAATCTGTTATCAGGATCGTTTAAATATTTTGCCAATAGTTTAGGGTCTTTCTCTATTTCGCCATTTGTTTCTTTAAGCCACAGTTCATAAACATTCATAGGAATTCTTGCAAGGGTCACTCCATTATCAGTTCCCATTGCAGATGCTTTTCCGAAAGTAAGTTTATCTCCGTAGTTAATTAAGTCCTGCTTGTTCTGCTCTATAATGGGTTGAACATCCTGATAGGTATCAATGGTTGCAGTACCGTCAGAATTAATATCTAACTTCCAAGGTCTGGAATCTTTGTAATCATAATTCCATCCTGATGTATTCATAATGGCATCTCACTTCTATCAGAAGCAATCTCTTTGAATTTATTGTGAACATTCTTTGCATGAAGTTTAGCGTCTACAGGTTTCTTTGTTGTTTTAGTAGACTGTTCAGACTTCAATGCTTTTTTAAGTTCTTTCTTAGTTACCATGATATCCTTTTCTCTAAACCAAAAAGTTAGAATCCATTTATCTCCATTCTCTGGAGGTAAACCCATATGTAAAGACGACGGATGAGGAACCTTATGCTCATCAAGGTTGCCAAACATAATCACCCGGCCCTGTACAGCCTGTACCGCAAACCCCAAAACAGGAAAAACTGTGCCACCACCATCTTGTACGTCATTTAAGTACGCAATCATAGTGACACAGCGATTCCCACCTTCTTTTACTTTTGCAGACTTTGGCATTTTTCCCTTTTCATCAGGGAGAAAAGCATCGTAGTGAGGTTTATACTCCTGACCCGGCTGATACCTTTGAATACTCACAGGTTCCAACCGGGTAGGAGGTAGACCACACATACCGGATAACGCTTCAATAACACCGTCTAACACATCATTGTTACCGTAATTGAAGTAAGCACCTTTACTAGTCCTTGCTTCATCTTCGACATATTTGCCGTCACGAATTATAAGATTATCATTAAGACCTTGATTTTTAGCAAGGTTAATTATGTGTTCACATAAAGCGGGTGAAAGCACATCATCTTCAACAACAATCGTAGGAGTGTTATTGTATTTTATCATTAAGCGTCTTTTACTCCGATAACTGCCGCGCTTGCCAAACCATTCTTAGCACGAAGACCGTATTCAGCAATCATCAACTGCTTAACGCTGTCACCAGTCTTGGCAAGAGTTTCGGTCTGGAACGGACGCAGGTAATCAACTGACCAGAAA